AAAGTTGAAGTCCTGTAATATCGGTACATTGAAAAACACCTGAAGGTTTTGATTCTAATTTTAAAGCATAATTAAATCCTAACATATTACTCTGTATATACTACTTCTATAGTAGAGTTAAACCTTGCTGTTGTAGATTCTGCTGCTCCTGCTGATATAGTAACTATGATAATATCTCCTGCCGAGAATGTTTGAGTACTGCCCAAACCACTTGCCGAAAAGACATCTGTTGTAGTATTACCACCACCAACTTCACTAGCTGTACTACCTAGTTGAGTAAGGTCAATACCCGCAGAACTTTCATCAACAGGAGTTCCTTTGTAAATCTTAAAGTTTACAGTCTTGGCACTTGTAGCTGCTACAACACCACCAAAAGCATTGATGTAACCATCTCTAAGGCAGTATAGCTGTGCTTGTGCAACAGCATCTTGTGCATCAGCAGTAGCATCAGTAACTACTGTATCCCAAACGTGAGTAGAGTTACCTGAAAATGTAGGTGCATACTCGTTAGTATTGCTTTGACTAAAGAAACCATTAACTCTAACAAAATGCGTTCTTCTAAGATTATCATCTGCCCAAGTCAAAGCATTACTACCATTCTTAGTAAGAACAGTATTAGCAGATGCTGTGCTAAAATCTTTTGGAACGTGAAGCTGTGCGTTTTCTAAAGAACTATGTTCGTTACTAGCCATATTATCTTGTATATCCTATGCAAATACCGCTTGTTAATGTAATTGCTGTTACTTTACCCAAGAACAATGTAGTTCCCGCAGGTAAAGTAGTTTGTAGAGCAGTTTCACCCGTACAACCATCAACAGCAATGCTTGATACTACACTTTCTACAGGGAAATGTATGCAGTAAAAACTTTTGCTTGTTTGAGCAGCAGTAGTAAACACCTCAACATCACCTGCTGTGTGTCCTACCATTCTCATCAAAGACTCATTATCATCTAAAAATCCTGTTGCCATTATTTATTTTTTTTAATTATTTTTATTTCGGTTATCAATTCTTCTTTAAGAATATTTAAGAAATTTACTATTTCTTCTTCATTTACATTGTATCCGCCACCACCATGTCTTCTACCACACATCCAAGAGCCATCAGGCATTTGATGTTCATATCCATCAGGACAATTTGAGTTTTTTCTAACGTGCTGTGCGTTATCTGTATCTTCCATAGCCTTTTTCATAGGATGGTCTTTGGGCAGTAAATCTGTATCGTGTTGACCCCCTTGAAACCTTCCTTTACGCATAACAAACATAAAAGAATTTACACGGGCATATGCCCACTGCTCCTCAGATTTTACATTTGGTCTAACCGACTCTCGATTTGTACGATAAGCACCAACACCTCTGTCAAACACTTTTTCTAGCTTAGCATAAGTAACTCTTGGATTCCAATCAACTTTAAGGTCTTTTACTTCTTCATTGTGTTCCTCAACTTTAGCTTCTAAGCCTTTCTTTACAGTAGGACTTACATTTTTCATATTATCTTTTCTTCCCTCTAATTTTTTAGTTAATTCTAGGATGACATCTTTCATTCCTCTTTCTCCAAGATTTCCGATAACACCCCATTTAATTTGTGCGACAACACCCGCCACATTACTAAGATTCGGCTCTGTATCGCCTTTAAATTTTTGACCATCTCTAAAATGTCTTTTTGCCCAAGATTCTCTTTCTTTTATCCACTCTCTAATGGCTTCTGTGTCCTGACCATCTCTTGCTCTACCCCATAACATAAAGGCTTCATTACCACGAATGTTACCTCCTGCCTTCCATATCTTTGGCTGTTGCTCTTTTAAATTTTTAGCAAACTCATAGTCAAACTGTTTTTCTTCACTGTTTCGTAAAGAAATCTTTTTGTCATCACCTTTTTTTGGAAAGTCTGTTGCCATTAGTAAAATATTATTCCGTTTAACTTGCTAGCTATATCGGTATCAGGCATAGAGCTATCACCATCAGTTCCGTAAAGTGGATATTCGTTTTGTTGGTCTTCGTGAGTAATGTAAGCAATCATATCATCACGCAAAACTTGTGCTTTTCTAAAAGTATCATTTTTCATCTGATTAAACTGCTCTACATTTGCAGGAGTGCTAAAATCCGAAACATTGACCACTAATCCTGCTGATGTTGTATTGTATTGAATCTCATTCATAACCTCAAATCTAACAAACCAACATAGTGCAGGTTTTAGAAAATGAGTTACTAAGTTACTGTTAGCGGTAGTCAATGTTCCGTTATGATTTTGTGTTTTTAACTCCTCATAAAAGTCTAAACCAAGCTCAGGCTTTATATGAGCTAACTCTGCAATGTCTAATATTGTATCACTAATCAAAGCTGTATCTGTAGCTTGATTGGTAAAAGATGTTTGTATTACTTCTGATGCAGTAACAAAGTTATTTAGATTTCTTACATTAGCCATTATACATTAGTGTTTTGTCGTTCTACTCTTATTGTTTGTCTATCGGATATAAGTAATTCACCATCAGGAATGTTAGGCAAGTCTTTATTAAGCATTGCTCTTTGCTCATTGATAGTCAATACTTGTTTAGGGTCAATATCTGCAAGGAATGATATAGGTGGTTCATAGGCTACCGTAAGGTCACTTGTATCAATACCCATCTCTGCATTTATAACTCTTTTAATAGGGTCTAGCAAGATATTAGTAGTATCTCTAATAACTGTACTCATTGCAAGGTCGTAAGCTATTCTAATCTCGCTACCCGTATTGTTCATCTTACCCGATGATATGATACCACTCAAAGCGGGTTGTCAACTTCTGTAAATCTAAGAAGTCACCATCTTCCTTGTTTGAGATAATTTGAACATCTGTTCCTCTACTATCTTCACCATTCTTTACAAGGAATAATATTTTTGAGTTGTTACCACTACCTGTTAGTGTATCTTTTGCAGTTTCAACAAACTTTTCTGCTTCAGCTTCACCAAAGTCACCGTTAACAGTAACGATAGCTGAAGGACTGAAACCATTCTTAAATGATGTGTGGTTAAATTTACCAATCTCATAGTCTATTGCTATATGTTCTAAAGCAGCTACATAATCAGGTAAACCATAAAAGTTAAATGTACTTTCATAGTCTTTGTAGTGTATGATAAATCTGCTATTAGAAATCTGTGGGTAAACAGGTATTCTTTGAGTTTTATCTTTATTCTTTCTATAATTAGTCCAATCAGAGTTAAAGTAAACATGCTTTTTGTTCTTAGAAATCCTAGCTGTTGAAGCATCTTTATGATAAAAGTTTACACCACCATCATACACAACACCTTCTAAGAAAGCATTACCATAAGTATAATAGTCATCAGCTAGTTTTTTAAAGCAGTCCTTTAAACTTTCTCCATTAGCATTAACATCTTGTATAAAATCAGCTAAATCATCGTTAGAAGTCAAAAAACCACCACCTGTAGTGAATGTAGTTTTCTGTGCTAATACAGACCTATGAGTAGAGGATTGTCTTTTTAGTTCTGCTAAGTATTGTGGAAAAAGATTGTCTTTACCGAAAGGAATAAAATCTTCTCTTAATCTATCTAAATCTTTTAACTCTGAAGTTACATCAGGTGTAGAAAGATTTACAAAAGCATACTTAGTATTATAACTACTCTTTGTCTGAGCTGTCTTTACTTGATTCTTTTTTTGCTTTTGATTTTGATTGGGTTTTTTTCGGTTCTGCATCTTC